AGCCTTTGACAAAAGCAACAAAATAGTAGACTTTTCAAACAGCAATCAAGACAAAAGAAGAGGCGAAATGTTTAGAATATATAAATAATTATCAATTAACAATTAAATTAAATCAAAATGAGTAAAGTAAAAAAGATGGAGATAACTCCAAAAACAATCACTAAAGACGAATTAGAAAAGGTAACTACTCTTCAAGGAGAATTACAATCTTATTTAGCAAATATTGGTGTACTAGAAATACAAAAAGCTAAAGCCATTTTCCAAGTTAATATGCTTGAGAAAGAAATGGAAGAAGTAAAAAAAGATATTGAAGCAAATTACGGCCCAGTTAATATAAACCTTGCTGACGGAACTTACGAAGAAGTTAAAGCATAAGGTTATGGGAAGTGTTATAAGAAAAATTAGTATCGGGGCTGACTATAAAAACGAAGCAATGCATTACTCTGTTAAACAGACAGTTTACGGCGGCCACGAAATTTCTCATATAATATTCGAAGAGTCTGACAATTCTTATAATATATTTATAAAAAAACAAGACGAGGTAATGCCGTGGAAGAAGTTTAATTCTAACATGGCAATATCCGTTGAGTATGACTTGGAGTATTAATGCGGAGTATATATGATTTTATCATAAAACCAGTTGGTAAAAGATATGATAACGAGGTAAAGGTTGGAGAGCATACCTTAATAACAAATAGCTCTATAGAAAGTTTTAAGCATGTTAATAATATTGCTGAAGTAATTGAAACACCAGTTGCATTTGCAACTCCAATAAAAAAAGGTGACTTGATTGTAATTCATCACAATGTATTCAGGGTATTTTACGACATGAAAGGAACCAAAAAGAATAGTAGATCGTTTTTAAAAGACGGGTATTTTTTTTGTAGCATCGATCAAGTATATTTATATAAAAGAAATAAAACTTGGAAATCATTTGGCGACAGATGTTTTGTTGCACCGGTCAAAAATAAAGACGTTTTAAGCAATGAAAAAACGGCTGATCTTATTGGTATACTAAAAATAGGTAATAGCTCTTTAGAGAGCGCTGGAATCAATCCAGGAGACATAATAGGGTTTACGCCTAATAGCGAATGGGAATTTGTTATAGACGATCAGATTATGTATTGTATGAAATCAAATGATATTGTTATAAAGTATGAACTCGATAGAAACGAAGAGGAGTATAATAGCCGCTGGGCGCAAAGCAATTAAAGAATTAGTAAAGGTAGCAGAGGAAAAGATCGTTGACTCAGAAGAAGATATATCAGCTGACAGACTTAAAAATGCTGCCGCCACTAAAAAGCTTTGTATATTAGATGCCTTCGAAATATTAAATAGAATACAGGAAGAAGAAAGTATGATTAACGAAGCAACTAAGACTTCGGATAAACCTGCGTTCAAGGGCTTTGCAGAAGGGAGATCTAAGTAATGGCTTACAAGCAAGAATTATATAGTATAGTCAAAGACTATATCAGGCCCCAAGCGATTAAGAAAAAAAATCGTTATGCAAAGTGGGAATACGGTTACGATAAAGAACACGATGTTGTTGTTATAAGTAAGACCGGTAAAATAGGCGATATATATTTAATAAGCGGGGTACATATTGCTTTACCATTATTACAAAACAAACCTGACAAGGGTATAAACAAGTGGAAAGCTAAAGCTTATCCAAAAGAATTAAGTAAAATAAAAAGTGAAGCCGATTGGGTTAAATATCCAAATGCTTTTAAAGAGAAATGGCATGGGTATATTGATGAAGAGTTTAACAGGCGTGAAGAGGGTTTTTGGTTTTATAACAAGGGCAAGCCTACTTACATTACTGGTACTCACTACATGTACCTGCAGTGGTCCAAGATTGATGTTGGGCAGCCAGACTTTCGAGAATCAAACAGATTATTCTACTTATTCTGGGAGGCTTGCAAGGCAGACAGTAGATGCTACGGCATGTGCTATCTTAAAAACAGACGGTCAGGATTTTCTTTCATGGCTTCCGGCGAGACCGTTAACCAAGCAACAATATCTTCGGATGCTCGATTTGGTATACTGTCCAAATCTGGACCCGATGCAAAGAAGATGTTTACAGACAAAGTTGTACCAATATCGGTTAACTATCCATTCTTCTTTAAACCAATCCAGGATGGGATGGACCGCCCCAAAACAGAACTCGCATACAGAGTCCCTGCTTCAAAATTTACAAGGAGAAAACTCGAATCAAATGCAACTCCAGAAGAAATCGTCGGGCTTGACACCACGGTTGACTGGAAAAACACGGGTGACAACTCGTACGATGGGGAAAAATTAAGATTACTAATCCACGATGAAAGTGGTAAATGGGAAAGACCAACCAATATACTTAATAACTGGCGAGTAACTAAAACTTGTTTAAGATTAGGTAGCAGAATTATTGGGAAGTGTATGATGGGATCAACATCAAACGCCTTAGATAAAGGTGGTAAAAACTTTAAAAAATTATACGATAGTTCTGACGTAGCAAACAGAAATAAGAACGGCCAAACAAAAAGCGGCTTATATAAGTTGTTTATTCCAATGGAATGGAACTATGAAGGTTTTATAGATGAATATGGTTGGCCTGTATTTGAAACACCTAAAAAAGAAACGGTGGGTCCTCACGGAGACATAATAGAAGAAGGTGTTATAAATCATTGGGAAAATGAAGTTGAAGGTTTAAAAGATGATGCCGACGCATTAAACGAATATTACCGTCAATTTCCTAGAACAGAACAACACGCATTCAGAGATGAATCAAAACAATCTATATTTAACTTAACCAAAATTTATCAACAGATAGATTATAATGAAGAGTTAAAAAATAATACGATGGTTACTCGTGGTAACTTTCAATGGAAGAACGGTATAAAAGATACTGAGGTTATGTTCTATCCTAACAAGGACGGACGATTTTATATAACTTGGGTGCCTAATCAAAATCAACAAAACAATATAATAGTAAAGAATGGTATTAAATATCCAGGAAATGAACACATGGGTGCTTTTGGTTGCGATAGCTACGATATTAGTGGTGTCGTTGGCGGCGGCGGCTCTAACGGAGCTTTGCATGGATTAACTAAGTTTTCAATGGAGGACGTACCTCCTAATCATTTCTTTTTAGAATATATTGCAAGACCTTCGACAGCTGAGATGTTTTTTGAAGATGTACTTATGGCTATGGTATTTTACGGTATGCCAATACTCGCGGAAAACAATAAACCAAGATTACTTTATTATATAAAAAGAAGAGGGTATAGAGGTTACTCTATGAACAGGCCAGATAGAACATATAATAAATTATCTATATCAGAACGAGAAGTAGGTGGAATACCTAACTCAAGCGAAGACATAAAACAAGCGCACGCATCTGCTATTGAAACATATATAGAAGATTTTGTAGGGGAAAAAGTAAATGGCTACGGCGATATTTATTTACAAAGAACATTGCTTGATTGGGCAAAATTTGATATAAATAACAGAACAAAGTACGATGCGTCCATAAGTTCAGGTTTAGCCTTAATGGCTTGCAACAAGCACAGATACACACCTAAAGCAACAACTCAGAGAAAAGTATATACTTTAGGATTTAAGAAATACAATAACGAGGGAGCTACTTCAAAAATAATATAATAAATGAATGTAAGTACAAACATTAATAGTCCATTTCCTAATCAGGTAGTAAGTGACGCTGAAAAAGCTACGCTAGAGTACGGTCTACAGGTATCAAGGGCTATTGAACAAGAGTGGTTCAACTATGGCGGTGCCGGGTCGAACAGATACGCTGCTAATTGGAATAACTTTCATAATCTAAGGTTATATGCCAGAGGAGAGCAGAGTGTACAAAAGTACAAAGATGAATTAGCTATCAATGGCGATTTGTCTTATCTTAATTTAGATTGGAAACCAGTTCCTATACTTTCTAAATTTTCAAATATTGTCGCTAACGGAATTACGCAAAAGCAATATGACATAACTTCGTACGCACAAGATCCTGAGTCTTTAAAGAAAAGAACGGATTACGCGGAAAATATGTTGTTCGATATGGTAACTGTAGAGGCTAGAAAAAAAGCTAGCGAAGTTATACCAATGGACCTTAGTAAATCAGGCGTAAGCGATGCCGAACTTCCTGAATCATTAGAGGAAAGAGATTTACACATGCAACTCAGGTACAAACCTGCTATCGAAATTGCCGAGGAAGAAGCTATAAGCACTGTATTAGCTACAAATGAATTTGATTTAACAAGAGCCAGAGTTAACCAAGATTTAGTAAACATTGGAATTGGTATTACGAAGACTACCTTTAATCCAGCAGAAGGCATTGTTGTGGATTATGTAGA